AAAATCCGGTGGGGTTCACCCCCCGTGCGGGTTCGATTCCCGCCTTCGGCACCATCTAATCAATTGATATTACTCGATATACAGAAGGAGGCCCGCCGTATCTGATGGGCCTTGTTTTTAGCCTTGGTCAACACTCTGGTCAACATTTGCATTTCCGGAATGTTTCTTCAGTTCCTTTTGGATGAATTCCTCGAAGCGGCTTACGGCCAGCCGTCTGTCTTCCTGGTCGATGGTGTTGTACCAGTCGTACATTTCGTAGCTATCGTGCCCTGTGATGTCCTTCGTGACCGCGGCGGCGACTCCTGCTTTTCTCATAAACGTATTAAAGGTGTGGCGCAGGTCATGAAAGACAAAGCCGCCTTTGACGCGCTGTCCGTAAGGGATGCCTGCCGCGGCGCATGCGGCCCTGATGCCTTCTCGTAGATCGTGAACAGGCTTGCCCCGGTAGAGAAACACATAAGCATCGTCCGTGCGGGGGCCGATCGCTTTAAAGACAGTTTCTATCTCAGCGCCAAACGGCACTATTCTCGGGTCGGCATCTTTGGTGTCCTCGGATGAAAGCTCGATATGCAGATCATTCATGTTTACCTTGTTCCAGGTGAGCTGCGTGATCTCGGAGCGGCGCATGCCGGTGTAAAAGGCCACCGTCATAATGCGCTTTGTGTGGAGCGGCAGATGCTGCATGAGTGCAACGAACTGGGGCACGGATAGTACCCTTGTCCGCTGGTTCCTCCCCTTTTTGAGCAGCTTAGGGACCTTCTTAAACTTCTTAAGGACCCTGATAGATATCTTTTCCGCCTCCTCTGCAGCATAGACAATCGTCTTCGCGGCGCCAACCTCATGATCGACATAGGAATCGGAATATCCCTCGGCTTTGCGGCGTGCCTGATAGTTCATGATGTCCATCGTATCTATTTTGTTGACCGATTGTTGACCGAACTCCCGGTTGAAATTAGAGATATAGAGCAGGAAATCCGGGAAATAGCGTTTTGCCTTGACGGCATCCTGCTTTGTATACCAGTCGGTAAGTTCCTGAAAGGTCATCTGCCCCGACGGAAGGATCTCAAAGACCCTGTTCTCCCGCTTCTGCCCCCTGCGCTTACCGTCAGCGTCTCTGGCCTCTTCGATCGAAAGGCCGATACATTCGAATTTCTGCACTTTTTTCTCGAGGCCGTTAACCATCACGGGCAGGCGGTAGGCTATCCAATACTTGACTCGTTTGGCTTTTTTCGCCTTGTCAAGGTTTTCGCCGCACGTACAAAGCTTGTTTCTGAGAGAGTTTCTCTGTCGGCAAGCAGGGCATTCTACGAGGACGGCCATAAGAGCACTATAGCAAACTGTGAAGAGAAAGAGAACTGGGAAGATGGACGTGCAGACGGCTACCTTTCCCTTTATTTTTCCCATCACCTACCGATAACGCTTGTGTAATACTCTGAGTCCGCGGATGGCAGCGGTTATCCGTCATGCGATACCCCGCATGGTTGGGGGATGGCCGATCCTCCCCTGACTGCCATCCGCCCCTTATTCTTGACAAGTTCCTTTCCGGTCACCGTTGAAACGTCAGCATGAGCAAGGTTGTGCGCGACGTGGAATCTACTATTCCTGAAGCATCATAAAATCGCCCAGCTCAATGTACTTTGTACCGCTGCCTGTCGATTTTATTATTGCGCATATTCCATGCCCGGCCCACATCCACCCGCCGGGCAAGGTTGTTGTTATGGTTCCACGGAGAACGTTATTTATGTAAAATTTGACGTCTGAGCCGGGCGTGAAGACCGCTTCCAACAGCATCTGCGCTCCGCCGGACGCCGGCGCCCACAATTCGTTGAGGTCGAGGAGTGTCTGCGTGCCTTCCGGTGCTGCGCCGTTGCCGGTAGTGCCGTAAATCTCCCCGTTCAGGAATCTGAAGCCAAAGTGACTAAAGCCAAAGTGACCGCCGTCATCGAATGTCACGTAACCTGTTACCACGTACGCTTCCACATTGGTCAATCCACTGAGGAATGGCCTGAATTTAAAGCGACGACTGTACGTCCACCGAGGGTAGACGCAGCTTGAATATAGCTGTCGATAAAGATTTGCATATGCACCGCTGTCTGTTACGGACAGTCTGGCAGTTCCGGTGCTGAACGTGATGCTGGCCGTGCCATTGGTGGACACAGCGAACGCATCGATGCTGCCGAATGTCTCATGGTAGAAAAGAGTTATGTTGTTGTAGGCATCGCATCCCGAAATCCTTGTATCTCGGCCAACGTTGATTCCGCTACCGTCCATTTTGATAAATTCCGAGGGGCTAAGGGACAACTCGAATTTTGCTTTGTGGTTGTCGGAATCATCAACACCAATGATAATGCCGGGCGTACTATCCTGGCCAAAATCGGTCTTGCCGATTTTTATTGCCGCGTCGCCGCTTCCGTCCTGTACCTGGCGCGGTATCGACTTGGATGTCATTGTTCCGGACGTCAGTTTTTCGACGCTGAGGTCCGCGATCTTTGCATTGGTTACGGCCAGGTTGGCGATCTGGGCTTCCGTGATCGTCGCATTCCTGATGTTTGCCCCCTCGATCATCATGCTGTTCGCCTGGCGCACGTAGCAGATGTAGTTGCCCTCCGGAGTGAGGACGTTGCCGGTGAAAGCGATGACCACCTGGTCGCCCGTCACCTCTGGCAGTCCTGCGCCCACGTCGCGGCCCCTGCGGAGAGGGTCGCATTGATGTATTTCTGGTTCGCCTGGGGAAGGCTGCCGGCCGACAGTGTGTATTCGGTATCGCCCCTTGTAATGTAGCCGGCCGTCCAGGAGAGCGTGTCACCCGTGAAGCTGAAAATGCTGTCGCGGACAAGAAAGTCCACCTTGAGCGCCGAATAGAGTTCATCGGCCAGCACGATCGCGGTCCCGATCGATTGCTCGGTGCAGTATTCCGAGAAGCTGCCGAACCAGTCGTATGCCCGGACCCGGACGTAATAGGTGGTATTGGCCTCTCCTTCGTAGCGTGCCGATGTCTGCGGACCGCTCGCATAGAGCGTGCCCGGCCCCGGCGTGAAGCCTTCCTGTGTCGAAACATGGATCTCGTAGCCCTTGATATCGGTCTCGGTGTTCGGCGGGAAAACTACCGTGAACGCCTTGAATGCGGATGCGAGCTGAATGCCCGTGGGCGTTGCAGGCGCGCCGTTGGTGGCCGTGCCGGTCAGGGCCGCCGATTCGGTGCCGAAGACGTCGACGACTTTCAGGTTGTAGGGAAGTGAATTGACAGGGCCCGCATTGTCCCCTGTATTCTCGTCGAATGTGTAGCTGTAGGAACTCTGCTGCCGCTGATTGATGATCTTCTGATGCCCGTTGAGCGTCAGGAGGTAATGGTCGAAAGCAATGTCGATCGACACGTCCCAGGCAAACAAACAATCCTTCCCGGTGAAGTCAATGGTCAGTCCTGTCGGGGTCGCCGGCGGGTTCGTAACCTGCCGGCTGACCGTGACCGCCGTCTCCGTCGACCATTTTCCCCACCTGCCGTCTATCCGGTACCTGACCTGGAGGATGTAGGTTTCTCCCTCGATAATGCCGCTTTCCAGGGCTATTTCGCCCAGAGATGTTGTCTCGGCATAGAGATATGGGTTGCTGGTGCTCTGGATTGTATATCTGGCCTGTAGTCTGTCGACCGCGCCTTCCGGGAGCTCCTGCGGCATGAGCGTGACGAGGATCCTTGCGATCGGCATTCCCGTTGAGGACTGGTCCATGACCGTCTCATCCGCCCTGACCTGGTCGATGATCGGGACGTATATCTGCCACCGGTCTACAGGCGTCGTGATGTGCGTGTTGAATTCCGGGATGGTGCCCTGGTCCGCATCGTGGACTTCGGGTGCTGCGGCAATCCCTGTGATCTGTGCGGTGAGGTCCTTGCCCGGCACGATCCTGGTCACGATCAGGTCGATGCCTTCTTCTTCCGATTCGCCGTAAAGGAAGAGCGCTCCCCGGTCGGGGGCCTCTGCGATCGGTATGAGACTGGTCACATTGAACGTCTTGCCGGTACCGGGGACCGTCTCCAGTGACGCGACAATGCTCGTGCCGTCATGCTTCCGGTAGCGCAGCGAATAGGACTTACCGGCTTCCATCGACAGCTCCTCGTCGACGGTGATGGAAAGCACCCTTGTCGGCGGATCTTCCTGCGGGTAATCGTCGGTGTAGCCCTTGATCCTGCCGTAGCCCAGGCCGACGCAGATCACATCGCTGGCGAACCGTATCAGGTCGCCCCTGGTGCAGGGGAAGTGCTCAAAGTCGCTGTAGAAGGTATGGTTCTCGGGACGGAGCCTGGCCGTCGCGATGTGGTAGCGTCCGTGCTTCCAGGCGAGATCGGCGGTCACGACGCCGGGCAGCGACAGCTCCTCGAACAGTGTGGCGTTGTTCTCATCGTACCCGTCGTCATAGACGATCCGCTCGTCCTCCTTGTAGCCTGCTTCGCTGTTCCGGAACTTCACCCGGAAGCCGTGCGGCAGCTCCAGGAACGTCTTGCTGTACTTGTATCCCCACGAGTTGCGGGGCGTGTAGTGCTGCGCATAATTGACCTGGGGCTTGTCCATCACCACGGCGTACTTGCCGTCGACGTAGCCCCTCGATGCCCGCCCGGCCGCCGCGATCATCGCCAGCATATCGTCGACGCTGCTGCGGTAGTCGACATAATGGTCGAACGTGAACCCGTTCAGGCGGCACCGCTCGTGCCATTCCTTCAGAACATCCAGACCGATCTGCGCATCCGATAGGGGACGCTTGTTGCCGGGTCCCTGCAGCGCGTACCGGTACAGGCTCGCGGGGTTCGAGGTGGGTCGTTCGGTCCAGATATCATGCTCTATGTCGTAATCCTGGCAAACGATCTGACCGATGCAGTTCAGGTTATCGATGACGCTGGAAAAGGTCTCTGAAGCCTTGATCCGCAGGGCGATGAGCGTAACGTTCGGCTCTTTGACGGGTTCGCCCGCCTGAAACGAACGGAGCGCCGTCCATGTCACCTCGTCGAATATCTGCGTACTGGCCGTGTCGGCAGTGACCCGGCGCAGGCGCACATCGTATTGTCCCTGCTCAACGGGGAAGAAGAATGTCCTGCGGACCATCGATGTCGTGCAGCCGGTGACGGTGTAGACATCGGTAATTACCGTCCCGGCACCGACGGAGATATTGCACGTGCCGGGGGTGTACGTCACGGCAAAATAACCCTCCGACACGAACTCTGCAGGCCGCTTGTCGGCCATGCTGTAAATTGTAAATACGTCCTGAAAAAGGTCTGAGTACGGATTATATACGCTTTCCCCGATGACGACGACCCCGGCAAGCGGACAGGCCCACGAGGGGCACGCGGGGAACAGGTCGGTCCTGTCAGGGCTACTGCTTCCCTGGCCGTAAATAACGCTGGCCACACCGTTGGTCTTGTTCACCACGACAAGGTGGTAGCTGTAGCATTGCCTCCAGAGATATCTCTGGTCCAGCGGAAAGTTCTGGACCCCCATGGACATGCCCTGGAGTGAACCCTTCCAGTCTTCTTCGCCGGCTACCGAGTACTGAAATTCGACCTGGACCGTCCGTTGAACTCTATTGCCCGCGCTGTCGAATTCGATCAGTCCGTGCAGAAAGGTGATGTCAGTCGATATGCCGACCGTGTTCGGCTGGGTGGTTTCCGCGTGCCAGCCCTCTGCCTGCTTGAGTGTAATCGTCAGGTCCGTCTGGTAGACATCCTGCGGATAGAGCGTGCTGTTCTGCACGACGTCCGGTGTTCCCTCGATGATCTCCAGCTCGTAGTCGCTGTAATTGGTCAGGAGGGTCTCTCCGAGCTTCATGTCGGTGATGGTTATCGACCCGTTGCCGACGAGAAAGAGCATGCGGAGATACTGGTCGTCGCCGAGGATCTCCGTGTAGGGCCTTGCGGCATAAGGCGGATATATCCTGTATTCGCCGAGCAGCGACGGGACAGGCCCGTAAGGATTGAGCGTGTTGCTCGGGGCCGAGATTGAGTAGGTCGGGGAATCACTGTAGGTCTGGGAACCGGTATAGGCCGCCTCATCCGTCGATGCGGGCGGGCAGATCGCATTCACAGCGAGCATACCGCCCACCAATGTATAGAGACCGATATATTTTCCGAAGATGATCGTGCCGGGGAAGTACACCTGCATCACGATGGCCGCCGCGATCACGACAATGGTCAGAATGGTCCGCAGCGGGTCCTTGTCGCCGCCGCCTCCGGTGGGCACGGCGCGGATGGCGATGAAATCGCCCTGGCGCGGAACCAGGGTGGCATATTCGGAGGGCCGAACCGGTTGGCCGCGGACGGACACGACAAATGCCCTTTGCGGCGGCAGGTTGACGATGTCGAGCATCTGCCGGATGGTAAGCCCTTCCGGGAACTCGTAATCGGCGTGCTGCGCCAGGAACGGGCTGCGGCAGACTACGGCGGATACCTTATTTCTTGTAGCGATAATATCCGACAATGCGGTCTCTCCATTGAAATGAGTTCAGGCGATCGATCGCCGTGCCGACGCCGGCGAGGCAGTGGATGAACTTGCCGGCGCCGATGCAGACGCCGACATGCATTTCCTCACCTATCATCCGGATCTGGACGATATCGAAGGGCTGGGGCGCAGGGACCTTTTCCCAGGTGCGGCGCTCTTCCCGCATGATGCGCGCGATCTCATTCCGATCGGCGGTCGTATGGTATCCCTCAAGATAGGCGGGAAGATTGATACTCAGCATATCCCGGTAGATAAGATACGGAATGCCCCAGCAGGCTCAGCCGGCGTAATCACGGCCCTTTTCCTTGAACGGTATTTGAGAAAATGGGCGAACGTCGATTTCGTGCAGCATCAGAACAGCCCGGGAAAGTTTGAGGGCAGCATCGATCCGCCCGGGTACGGCTCCCCTAGGAAGTTCCCCAGGGAAAGCTTGCCGCTGATCACGAGCGCGTCGGCCTCGACGTCGGCCAGCTTGAAATTAAGCCACTGGGCCTCGATCACATCCGGCGTCGACGCCAGCACGGCCTGCATGGTAATTGTCGGTGGGGCCTGAAGGGCTCTGATGGCCGCCATGATACTCCGCTCCACATTGTCGATCTCCAGCGAGGCCTCCGAGATGGTCTCCTCGGAATCGTCGGGCAGGGTGATCCTTACCGGGCAATAGGCAAAATTATTGCCGTTGCTGATGGTCCCCCGCACGGTCCGCTCGCCGACAACGAACGTGTCCGCGTTGTCCGTTGATACGCGTATGGGATCGAGCAGGTCGGGGTGGTCAAGAGTGATGAGCACCACCGGGACTTCCCCGGTCTCCGGCCTGTAGACTGCTTCGCGGAAGAGGGCTGAAACGTTGCGGCTCATGGCATGATCTCAAGGCCGAAGGCGGCGCGGTAGCCCGGCGGCTTCGGGGACGTGATCTTCGGGGGGCCGGTGAAACGGCATGAGACTGTCGCTCCCGTACGGGGATGGGTGTAGTCAAAGGACTCCGCCCCGCCGAGGAGCGTCGTCTGGTAAAAGGCTTCGAGCGTGTCCACGTTGGCCGATGTCAATCGATCGATGGCGATCGCGAGCGGCTTGACGTTAGCCGAGATCCTGCGGCGTACCTTGGCCGGCCCGACTTCCATGTCTGTGCGAAGGGCCGTCTCCGCGAATGTTTCGGAATAAGAGTCGATGGTCGGGATGCGGGGCAGCTCTGACGGCCACGATGCCATATCGTTACCTTCCTTTCGTGGCGGGACGGAGGTTGAACACCCGTTGCAGCGTGCTGAACGTCTGGCCCCTGCCGCTCCCGATCAGGCCGCTCATTGTCTCATCGAACCAGAGCTTGAGATCAACCGTGCCGTCAGCCCGCCTGGTCTCTTCTGCCTTCATCTCGGTGCCTTCAGGGGGAGCGACGTAGATATTTACGGCTGGTGTTGCATCGCCGAGAAGCTTCACGGGAATGGCGCCGCCCTTATCCAGCGGTATCGCGGCCTCCCGGATCGGTCCGACATGGAATGTTCCGGGTCCCTGCATGATGCCGCCATTGTCGAAACCCGGACCGTAATTGACGGCCCAATCGATCTTTGCCACGGACGCCATACTGAGCGAATTGCCGCCACCGAAGAGACTGCTTATCCATGACCACAGTCCTCCACCGCCGCTCGTCGGTCCCATCATTGCTTCGACCTGGGCGTCAATGAAACGCTTCAACACCCGGTTGAGCGTATTCGTGACGATCGATTCCCAGTTCTTGAAGCCGTTCTGACTGTCCATGAGCAGATCGGACAGGCCGGACTTGATGTCTCCCCACGCCTCGGCGAAGGCTTCGGCGGTCAACTGGGCGGCATTTTTCGCCTGTAGGGTCATAAGGTTATATTTTGCTTTCAGGGCGTCCGCGAGGTTATCGGCGTATTCGAGCTGAAACTGGTAGCGCTCGATTGCGTTCTTTCTCGTCTCATCCGTGATCCACCGCTGGATATCGGCTTCCTCGATGCCGCCGGCGCGCATTTCTGCCGCCATCTCATCAAGCTGGTTTTGCCGGAACATATGGTAATCCGCCGCAAAATACTTCATAATCTCGAAGGCTTTTTTCTGCTGTGTCCGCGTAACCTCTTCGGTCGTTATTTTGCCTTCCTCCGGCAGCCTGTTGATCTTTTCCTGGATGGCCAGGGTTTCGTAAGCCAGTTGCGCCGCTTTGGGGTCCAGCTCGCCCGTATACTGCATTTTTACCTGAAGGATCTGCTTCTCTACCTCAAGAATCGCCCTTTTGCGGTCCAGCTCCATTTCGGCGGCCTGCGTCGGCGTCAATTCTCCCTTTTCCACTGCCAGAGCTTCGCGGCGCTTCGCCAGCTCGTCATCTATCGTCAGGACCTGCTTCTGAAACTCAAGACGGGCCTGAGCCGCTTCAGATTCCGCCTTATGTCCGGCCTCGTACGCCTCAGTTCGTGCCTTGCCAAGCTTCTCCTGTTCCTCCATCTCGATTTTCTGGAGTTGAAGGGTCTTCCACTCCTCGACGAGCTTCGGGCTCAATTTCTCCTTCTGGACAAGTTTTTCAGCCTCGATTTCGACCAGCTCCCGTTCGGAGTATTTGAGTTTGTTGATCAGTTCCTGTAGCTTTTCGGTTCTTTTGATCACGTCCTCGCTGAGCTTGCCTTGCTTCGTGCTCATGTTGAACTGCTCCGTCTCGGCCAGGCTCTTCCTGAATTCTGCCAGTGCCTGCTCGTCCCACGTGGCCATCGCCGTCGTCTCAGTGGTGCCCCACGGGCCTTTCTTTGTGATCTCGGGACTGACCGTCACGACGCCGGCGCTGATTGCCTTTCCTATTTCTTCGGGGCTCATCCCTGTCTTGAGCAGCCGCTTCAAATCCTCGGCTCTGATCGTCGGGATCTGCACCCCCTCCACGTTCCGCTGAATTTCCTTGCCTGCGTAAAGGAGGTGAATGTTCTCGGCCATGCTGCCGAGGAAGGGGATTTTGTCGAACGCCTGGGCACCAAGCTTGGCGATTATCTTGAGCGAGTCGATAATGGCAAGCAATATGCTCGAAACCTTGTTAAGATTGTACATGACCTCGGGTTTGACCTGGATATCCACGATCTTTCCCGAGGCGTCCCGCGTGATCGTGACCAGACTTTCATAGAGCGCCTTCACTTCCCTTTTGATGCCGTTAAAGAAGCTCCTTAAGCCTTGACCCAAGCCCATCTGCGCCATGTCCTGAAAATTGGACCATATGCCTTCCCAGGTGTTCTCGAATTCGCGGCTCGCATAGACAAAGCCTTCGAGCCGGCTCTTCAGTTCCTTGTACACAGTGCCCTGCTCGCGCCATTTCTTAACCATTGCGTCCGTAATGCCAAGGGCCACCGCAAGGCTCGATGATGCCGGCTGGATGCCGCCCTGGATGAGGTCGCGCGCCTCCTGTTTGATCTGGTTCATCGGCAGGCCGATGGACTTGACGGCGTTGGTCAGAAGGCTGGCAATGTCCAACGTTTCCTTGAAAGTCATCTTCGCCGACAGCGCCGGCGCAAGAATCCCCTGATAGACTTCCACCAGCTCCGTGTACGTTGCCACGGTAAGCATACCCTCTCTGCGCAGTTCCTTTTGCGCTTCCATGGCTATCTGCTGCGATGCGTTGAACTTCTCCTGGCCGCTGAGCACCTGCCCTTGAGAATTCGTGACCTCGGCCATCGACGTGATAATGGCGCCGATCCCCAGCTTAGACGTCTCCAGGATTTTGTTGTAATCCATCGCCTCATCAATCACCTTCTTAATCGAGACACCGGCAACAAAGCCGACGATGATTGTTCTGAGGCTGGTAAAGACAGACATCAGGCCCGCCCCCGCGTTCTTCAGGCTGTTGATATGCCCTTCGGCGGCCTTGAAGCCCGGCCCCGACTGGTCGATCGCCCGGAGGATCAGTTCGATTTTATTGGCCATCCGTCACCTGTTTTGCATCCGGATTGTCCGGGCATATCGCGCAGGTCGCCTCGAAATATTGCCCGTAGAGGATCCGGCAGGCCTCTTTCTTGTCGGGCGTGCAGCCGGTCTCATCATCCCCCTCTTCCCCGACGCCCGTAAGCATTTTCATAATCGCGAGCAGGCCCGCGCGGAGCATGATGCCCCGCATATTGTGCTCGATATAGGGCTTCAGCTCGTCGATGGCGTATCCCCATTTGATTGCATCGCGCTTTGTGATGTCGCCTCCGGACGCGACGAGGCAGAGTCTGTCGCACCAACTCTCTGTTTCAGCGCCTTCATTGCGGACGTCCACTGGTTGATCAGGCCGTCGTTCAACCCGCTCAGTTTTTCTAAGAGTGAGCCAAGCGGGTTGCAGTCGAAAAAATGCTTGGCGATATCGGCGGCTGTTTCGGCCTCCATCTCCCACCTGAGCCGGCCGGCCATCGCATCGAGGTCCTTTTCCCACCACCGTTCAACGCCTTTCTCCCGCAGGACAATGGCGATCGCTTTGTACAGGTGATCTCCGAGCGTCCGGACGATCGTGCCGATCGACGGGTCGGCGAACGACAGGTGCGCCTCGACGATAAGGTCGCCGAGCTGCTCGCCCTGCCCGGCGACCAGCTTGCGCTGCTCGGATGTCTTGCCGCTGATCTGATACTCGAAGCATTTAGGCTGCATAGGCGCTCACCTGGTTCCCCACCTGCATCCACACGGAGCCGTACGTATCGTCCTCGAACACCTCCAGGTCGCCAGCCTCCCCGAGGAACTTGCCGTCGACGGAAATGGGGGATTTGAGCAGGTAGCACTTCGGCCAGACCATCTCAATGAAATAGTTCTTGCCCGCTTCAAACTCCGCACCCGTCGCCTTGGCGTAGACGGTAAAGTGCTCGTTGTCCGCGAGGCGCTGCTGGAGGATCCAGTCGCGCATCTCGCGGTTGAGCGCAATGGTCTGCGTCCTGCCGCCGCGCGCGGCGTAATTGGCATAGGTCCCCGTGCCCCCGACCCTGAATTCAATCGCCATACTGTTGTTCAGGTTATGCTCGATGCTCTTGATCTCCATGCCGAGCGCCCGGCCGCCCAGGATCGTCGTGCCGTTCCACTTGCCGCCGAGATTGACGATGAGGTCCGTCACGCGCAGCGGGCTTTCGATCACACGGGGCGGGAAGCTCATCCAGGCCGATTCGGTCGGCTGGTAGAGCAGCTCATACGTTGTCTGCGTCGCCTCGCCGCCCGGCGCGGCAATCGTAATGATGGCAGGGGTCGCATCCGAAACCGCCGAATAAGCCACTTCCACCCATTCGCCCGTTGCCGGCACGAGCACGCGGATCTGGTGGACGTTGTCGAGCCTGGTCGCCGCATCCGCGCCCTGAACGCCGTTTGCCGCAAGGGTCAGTTCCGTGGCGTTGTAAGCGGCCGTCACCTGCTCTTTGACGATGCTGTCGGTGAATTTGCCGCTGCCCTTGATGCTGCCGGTGACCTTTGCCCAGTCGTCCTTTGCGAAGGTGGACTTGATCGTGTCGACAAACAGGTCAGCGAAGCGCCGCTTCCCGATAAGCTGGCCGTACCGTAGCGCGCCCGTGAAGCAGGGCAGCCTCATGGCCGACGTGGCCGTCATCGTATGCATGTAGCCGGGCCCCCATCCGGCTCGGGAGCACACC